TATCAATATTGACTGGAACAAATTTGATTGTGAACCTATAATATAATCATGTGCGGTATATTCGGAAGTAACAATTTTAGTAAATATACATCTTTATATGAGATAAACAAACAACGCGGAACATTCGCATTTGGTTGTCTGGCAGTTAGAGAGGATGACCAAGACATGTACATAGTGAAGAGACCTGGTAACATAGATCTAGAACACTTACCTAGTCATGTTGAGAACAACTATGATGTATATTTAGGACACACACAAGCCCCTACGAGCAATGCTAGGGAATATGATGTACAAACTAGCCACCCATTTGAATACAAAGAATGGCTTGTAGCACATAACGGTATCATTAACAATTATGAAAAAATTGTGAAACAACATGTACCTAAACATAAAAACCCAGTAGATTCTAGCGTGCTACCTGTGCTATTTGACAAGTATCAAAAATCCGGCATGGCTGCCTATGAATCGATCATGGAAACTATGAATCAACTCAAAGGACTAGCTGCAATTTGGGCTTACAACAAGTTAGAAAATAAATTATTTTTATGCAGAATGGGTAGTACATTACACTATGATGGTGAAAATACATTCTCTAGTTTGAAATTACCTGGAACCGAACTAATGGATGATAACACTCTATACGAATTCAATTTTAAAAATTCAAAAATAACAGAGATTGACAAACTATCAACTCAATCAGAGTTTTTTATTATTGAATAATCCAATTAAGTATACTATAATAGTGGTGTGAAAGACTCAATAGAATTGAAACCAATATTAATAGTTTCCGCCACACGGGAAAAGAATTTTAATGATACTAGATTAGGTTCATGTAAAGCTTCATTAAAGACTCAAGCAAAGTTTGAATGTATCGTGAACAACACAGAAGGTCTACCCAAACTATACAACAAATATTTTACAAAAAAAGTTCAAGACAAACACGATATTGTAGTATTTGTACATGATGATGTGTATATTGATGACTTGAAACTACGTGGTAAATTGTACAAGTCGATGTTCGTTGACAAATACGATGTTGTCGGAGTTGCTGGTGCATCAGAATGTAACATTAAAAAACCAGCATTATGGCATTTAATGTCATCAAGAGAATCATATTCCGGAAGTGTATACCACCCTGCATTAACATCATCTAGAGAACCAACCAATCAAGTAATACCTACTGTATTTGGCCCAGCTCCTAAGAGATGTTTGGTATTGGACGGTTTGTTTATGGCGTTTAACATTCGTAGAGCGAGAGAATGTAAATTTAAATTTAATACTAACTACAGCTTCCATCATTATGATATTGCCGCATGTTTAGATGCAAATGAAAAGAAAATGAAACTAGGTACATCTTTGATACATGTCGTACATGATAGCCCAGGTCTGGCTAGTTTAGATGACCCTACATTTACTGAAAGTCAGGAAAAATTTTTAGAACAGTACGGTCAATAGTATGATTAATATTGACGAACAGCTGTTCGAACAAGTTGTCATATACAATGCTATGACAGACGAACAATACCTGGCTAGTATACTAGATAGTATGAAACCAGAGTATTTCAAGGATAGTAATATAAGACAAACATACAACATTATAAAGGAATTTTATGTTGAGCATGGATCGTTACCAACTGCAACTGAAATAAAAACGAGATGTGGTAATGATGACTTGAAGCAAGCGATTAGAACTGTGGTTGGTTATATTAAAAATGTTGATAAGACAAGCAACACTGACGAGTTGTATAATAATACAGAACAGTTTATTAAGGAAAGAGCAGTTTATAAAACTTTAATGGATGTTATAGATCAAGGACAAGAAGGTAAACTTGATCATAGTGAATTGTTATCTAAGTTTGAAGTAGCATGTAATGTAAATTTGAATGTTGATGCTGGTGTTGATTATTTCAATGATATTGATGAACATGTTGATCACATGACCAAAACAGAATCACACTTGAAATCAGGATGGGACTGGTTAGATAAGAAGTTAAATGGTGGTTTTTTAGAAACCGGCCGAGCACTATACGTGTTTGCCGGTGAAACAAACGTGGGTAAGAGTATATTTTTAGGTAACATTGCTACAAACATATGCAAACAAGGTAAAAAAGTGCTGTTAATATCGTTAGAAATGCCAGAAATGTTATATAGTAAACGATTATCATCAAATATCGCGCAAGTCCCGATCAATGAAATGCACATGAGTACAGAGTTTATTAAGGAATCTATCAAATCGTTTAAAAATAAACATAAAGACTCTCAACTTTTAATCAAAGAATTCCCACCTAGTACTTTAACTCCTCAACAACTTTCCGGATTTATAACCAAAGTAGGTCAATCTTTGATGAAACCTGACGCGATTGTATTAGATTATATCAATCTACTCAAAGGACCTCAAGGTTCAAACTCGTACGATCAAATTAAAAAAGTAACCGAGCAAGTCCGTGCATTATCTTACAAATTTTCATGCCCCATAATAACAGCAACACAGCTAAACCGGAGCGGGTACAATGAAATTGACCCAGGACTAGACACCGTTGGTGAAAGTTATGGTATGGGAGCTACAGCGGACTGTGTGATCAGTATTTTTCAACGAGAAGAAGACTCTGAACTGAACATAATAAACTTGGGCATGATGAAAAACCGGTTTGGACCAAACTTTGGTACTACATCCATGCGTATTGATTATGGTACACTAACAATTACTGAAGAAGAGTTAGCAAACGATAGCGAAGAACTATCCGAGAGCTTCAACACTCTCAATGCACTGAGCGACGATTGATTTTTATTTTAATGTAGTAAATACTTACTATTCACAGTGAAAAAAAATAAAAATATAGTGTTTACTGATGCAGATTTAGACGGGGCAGGTTCTTACCTACTTTTCAAACTAGCTACTAACAAGAATATACCGTATAAAACTACAACAGTTACAAAATTTAATGATGATTATAGGGCCTGGATGAAAAAAAATGATCCAGACACCTATGATAATATTTATATACTAGATTTAGATGTATCTCAAAGCAGTCTTGAGCTTGTGGATAAAAAAAATGTCACCATAATCGATCACCATCAGACCCACGTAGACAATCGCGACAAATATAAACAAGCAAAGACATACATTACCATATATCCAAGCTGTGTCAAGTTGATATTTAAATTATTTAAAAAGAATTTGAATATATCTGATGATCAAAAACGTTTAGTCGCTTTAGTTGATGACTATGATAGCTGGAATCATAAATTTCCACAGAGTAAACAGCTCAACTCTATTTTCTGGAACTATCAGGGTGATAGATTAGAGAAATTTCTCAAAGATTTTCAATATGGGTTCAAAGGTTTCACTTCAGAACAATTAAAAATAATAAATTTTTATGAAAATAAGTTTAAAAAGGTCATATCCAGTTTGACCTTTCACGAAGCCACCACCAGTATACAAAAAAACGATGTAAAATGTATCAGTACGTTTGCAGACACGATGATAAGTGATGTAGGTAATTACATGATTGAAGAACTAGGTGCTGATCTATCATTTGTAATAAATTTAAACAGTAACCGGGTAAGTATACGAAAAAAATCTTCATGTTCAGTAGAGGCTGGTAAGTTAGCTAAGATGTTAATTGACGGTGGTGGTCATGACTGTGCAGCCGGTGGTGTATGTACAGAAAAGTTCTTACAGTTTAGTAAATTATTCAAACCATGTTCGATTTAACAAACAGTACAGAAACCGACCCCGGAAGAAAACAATATAATGAAGAGCTTGAACATATTTTTTACGCATTTTGCAGTTATGTGTGCCTTATTAACAATAAAAAACTGAATATTGCAAACATATTTATAAAAACACTAGAGACTCCAGAGCTGTTTGAAATATACATGCAACTTGGTGATCATAGAAACAAATATGATCTAGCTAGAAGTTTTTTCACTATCGAACCGTCATTACAAAAAAGTAAATATATAAAAAGATATATAAACAAAAACGTTGAAATTTAAGACAATAGAGTCTATAATAAGTAATATAAAATTATGAGTACATTCACAACATCCATGTTTGACTCAATCAAAGAGTCGCTAACTAAAACACAAACACAATCTGGCATCAAAGATATTTTAAAATTTAAGCCTGGTAATTCATATGAGGTCAGACTATTACCTAACTTAAAGTCACCGGAGAAAACATTTCATCATTACTATACATACGGATGGGAAAGTTTCGCAACTGGTCAATATATTAATGTAGTAAGTCGACAAACGATAGGGGAACGAGACCCGATCTCGGAAACGACCTATCGTTTACGACAACACGGTACCCCAGAAGAGAAGGCAAAAGCTGAAAAAATTTATCGAAGAGAACAATGGTTAGTAAATGCATATGTTATCAATGATCCAACTGAATCTGAAAATAATGACACGTGTAAGATCATTAGATATGGTAGACAATTACATAAGGTTGTTTTTGATGCAATTGAAGGGGAAGACGCAGATCAATTTGGTGCTAGAGTGTTTGACCTAAGCGACAAAGGCTGTAATTTTAGAATTAGATGTGACAAGCAAGGAGATTATCCAAGCTACGTTGCTAGTAAATTTTTGATGCCAAGTGCAATTCCAGGACTTAGTGACTCGTCTCATGAAAAGTTATACGATTCAATTACAGAACTAGATAGTGTATTCACGATCAAGACATATGATGAATTAAACGAAGTCTTAGATGAACATTTTTATTGCAGAAGCACTGCAACAACAGTAGCAGCTAACAATACAGTAGTAGAAACTACTGAAACAACAGATGTTGACCTAGATGAAGATGTTCCTATGGATTTTGACAATGATTCATCAAATGAAAAGAAGAAAGATGATGATATTGACATTCCTGAAGATCTGTTAGCTGGTCTAGATGACCTATGAGCAAGCAACCATCAGTAAAACAACCTACTCAACTACCAC